GTTGCATCTTCTACGTGAAGCGCAACTGGGCGAAGGAAGTGATCACGCAGTGCGGTAATTTCCCGGCTGATGATCACGACGATTTGGTGGACTCATGCACACAGGCAATGCTCTGGCTACGCAAGAAATGGAGCGCTGACTTCCTTGATGACGACGACGATAACGACAACCTGATGAACTACGTGAACAAGCCGGTACGAACTTACGGTGGTGGCATCAGAGGGGCAAGATAATGGCGAGAAAAATAGACGACGCACCACGTGTAGCAGAGATGCCGATGGACGTTGAAGAGTTCAGCGGTGACGTTGGTGGGGCGCAGGTGACGCGACGTGGCAACAGCGCAGTGGTTGATTTCAATCCCGGCGCTGCACGCATGTCACAAGACGACAGTGACGAACACTCCGCGAACATCATGTTTGACATGGGCGAGACGGAGTTGCAGACGCTGGCGAATAGCGTCATTGAGTGGGTTGAGGTTGATCTTCAGTCCCGTAAAGATTGGGAAGCACGAATGGAGCAAGGCATGGAATTGCTTGGTCTTAATAACGTGCCTCTCGAAGAGTTGCCCTTCGATGGTGCCTCTGCTGTTACCTACCCACTGATCGCAGAGGCTGTGGTGCAGTTTCAGTCACGTGCCATCGAAGAGGTCTTCCCATCCGAAGGTCCGGTCAAGTGCAAGATCGTTGGTGAGGTGACCACGGAGAAGACTGATCAGGCAGAGCGTGTGAAGAATCACATGAACTACCAGATACTGGATCAGGATCGCAGCTACTTCTGGAACGTCGATCAGATGTTGTTCTATTTGCCACTGGGTGGCTCAGCGTTTAAGAAAACATACTTCGATCCCATCCCTGAGATGGTCGTTGGTCGCTTCGTCAAGTCACCTGACTTCATCGTTCCGTACATCGCCACTGATCTGGCAAGCGCACCGCGTTACACGCATCGCATGTACAAGAACCACACGGAGATGAAGAAACTATTCGCCACTGGATTCTGGGAAGGATTCGAGCTGCCGAAGGTGACACCGTTTCTTACCGACACACTGGATGATCGTGAGCGCCAACATCAGGATCAAGCCGACTCGCGCACCGCAGACGTGCATACCGATGACAGCGTGTACACGTGCTACGAGTGTCACTGTGATCTTGAGATAGAATCAGAGCAGGAAAAGTACGACATAGATGAACCGCTGCCGTACATCGTCACCGTCGAGCATGAATCACGCAACGTGATGTCGATCAGGCGCAACTGGAAGGAAGAAGATGAGCTGCGACTGAAGCGTCTCTGGTTCACGCACTACAAATATCTGCCGGGGCTGGGTTTCTACGGCTTTGGACTGCTGCATCTCATGGGCAGTGTCGCTGAGGCTACGTCAGGGACCATCAGAGCGCTTCTCGACTCTGCTGCGTTCGCCAACATGCAGGGCGGCTACGTGTCCAATGACGCGAAGATGAAGCCGGGTGACGAACACATATCACCGGGCATGTACAAAGAAGTGAACATGTCAGCTGAAGAGCTGAACCGGGCATTTTACACGCCACCATTCAAAGACCCATCACCAGCACTGGCGAAACTATTCGAAGTGCTGCTTGATGCTGGCAAAACATTCTCATCTGCAACTGAAGTCATGACAGGTGAGGCATCAAATACTGGTCCGGTGGGAACAACCATCGCTCTCATCGAGCAGGGCAACAAGCCTTTCTCAGCAATCCATCGTCGCCTTCACATGGCGGCAGCTGAAGAGTTCAAACTACGAGCTGAACTCAACTTTGAGTTCCTGCCGGACGAGTATCCTTACAAAGTAACTGACGCTGAGTCAGTGGTCATGCGTGAAGACTATGACGGTCGCGTCGATGTCATTCCCATCAGTGACCCGAACATCTTCTCAACCGTGCAACGCATCGCACAGGGTCAGGCACTGATCGAACTCAGTGACTCACACCCATCGCTGTACAACCAGATGCTGGTGCATGAGCGCTTCCTGAAGGCAATGCGCATCCCTAATTACGAAGAGCTGTTGCAGAAGGAAGACCCACAACGGCTCGACCCAATCACTGAGAACATGCAGATGATGCAGGGTCAGGGTGCGAACGCATTCATCGAGCAGGAACACGACGCGCACATACAAGTACACGTCAACTTCATCAATGGTCTGGCACCAGAAGCACTCGAAGAGCTGGCACCGATCATGCAAGCGCATCTGGCTGAGCATTTCGCGTTCAAGTATTTCAACGAGATGAACATACAGATGGGGGGACAACTCCCACCACCGGGAACCTTCACTGCTGAGCAACCCATGGACCCAGAAATGGAACGCATGATTGCGATGACAGCAGCGCAAGTGCCGGTGATACAAATCATGGAAGAGGGGCAGACGTTCGATGAGGATCAGGAAAATTACGAAGCAGACCAACGACGATTAGATGAGGCACATGCAAGAGAGCAGGACAGAAAGGATGAGAACGCACTGGCTGACATCAACCGCTCTGACCTGTCTGCGTTAAGCAAGGAAGATCGTGACGATTACCTTGCGAAACAGAAAGAGCAGCGCGAAGACCGTGCAGCTAAAGCTAAAGAGAAACGTGAAGATGCCGCCAACGTCGCGAAGATTGCTCGTGAAAAGAAGGCAGCAGCAGCAAAACCGAAACCAAAGGCACAAGGAAAATAGGGTGGAGCAAGTCAGACCAAAAGACGTGCGTGCCGCACGCGACTTCCTGCGTAAGCGGGGAGTTCGTGGTGTATCCCCCCGAAAGTTCGCCCGCTCCGCTGAGGAAGCTGGCATTTCGTACACGACACTGCTCGATAAACTGGCAGGTGTAGCAAGGAGAAAGTTAGATGGCAACAACAACGGTTAGAAGTTTTTTGAACGATCTCGGACAGGTGGTCCAACAGACCAAAATGAATGAGGCACTGAAGCTGGCGAACGGTTCAACAACCAGCATGGAGATGTATCACCGCAAGTGTGGACAGATGGAAGGCATGGAGCAGGCAATAAAGATTGCACGTGAAATGCTGGGTCAGCTGGAATCTGCATCAGAGGATGATGGACTGCCGAAGATGCCGATATTAGGCGAAGGCGAAGGCGCAGGCACAGGTAACGGTGAATGACTGAAGTTGATTTTGCAGCGCCTGTAACCGACATCACGGTACAACTTCCCGTTGTGCCTGTCGGTTGGCGCATCCTGATCCGTCCGTATGAAGCCCCCAGAACAAAGGGTGACATCGTGTTGACTGAAGACACGCTGGAGTCGGAAGACTTGCTCACTTACATCGGACAGATTGTTGCCATGGGCAGTGCTTGCTACACGGCAGTAACGCGATCAGGAATTGACTTGAGCAAGATCGATCCGAAACCCAAGGTCGGTGATTGGATCATGTACGGCACTTATGGTGGGCAGAACATTCTGACTACAACTGGTGCTAAGTACATGATTATGAACGATGACGGCATCATGGGCATTGTCCCTGATCCCTCAGTGTTCAGAGCATATATTTAACAGGGGTATATAATGGCTGAGAACGAAATTGTGTTCGAAGATTTACGCGGGGTTCACGAAGAGAAGCCCGTTACAATTGACTTGGACGCTGACACGAAAGGCGACGGCATTACGCGCACTCCCGCTGGTCAAGCGGCAGACGATGATGCTGGTAACGACGACGCTCTTAAAATTGACGACTTGCGCAGCGGTGATGATGATCCTCTGCCGGAAGACGACAAGAAGAAGAGCGCAAGTAGTGACAGTGTGGATGATGATTATTCGAAGAAGGTGAAGGCTCGAATCCAGCGAGCCACACGCGCAACCAAATCGGAGCGCGACCGTGGTGACTACTGGGAAAATGAGGCTAAGCGTCTCGCTAAAGACAGTTACGACCGAGACAAATCTTCAGCGGAAACAATCATCGCACAGGCTGATACGCAGATTGCAACAACGCAGGACCAACTCAAGACAGCAATTGAGGATGGTAAAACAGATGATCAGGTGAGACTCACGTCTCAGCTGACTGATCAGAAGGCTGCAAAAATCCAAGCTGCGTTCAGTCTCGACAACTTATCACCGGATGGTAATGTACAACCGTTTAGTGGTAAGGTTACGACCAAGAAGTCCGATGATCCGTCAATAGCTGATGATTGGATGGAAAGTCGTAGCGATTGGTACGGCGCGAAAGGCTTCGAACGCCAAACGCGCCTTGCCAACCGCATCGACAAGGAAGTACATGCTGATGAGTTCGACCCCAGCACGGAAGAGTATTTTGAAGAACTCGACCGACGCATAAAGGCGAAAGAACCCGGCTTGTACGACGATACAAAGGGTGATGACGACCATGCAGGCGACAAGAGCAGAGGCAGACGAAGGTCTCCAGTTGCAGGAGTCGATAGAGGTACTGAAGGTCACCGATCATCCAGACGCGGTAACAAAGTTGAGCTTGGTGAAGAAGACTTTGCGAACATGCGGCGATTCCATCTCGACCCGAACGATCCAGAGGTCTTGAAAGAATATGCCCGCAATAAGCAAGAGTCTGATTTAGGAGATCAACGATGAACGCGCCGAAAAAGAAAGTAAGCAAGAAGGTTACCGCTCCTGCTGTAACTTCCCATGGCACTGACCATGGACACGAATCTCGTGTGGACGAGATGTCGGAGTACGATGCCACCCACCAACTTGAAGCGATGCCTTACGTGCGTCCGTCTTCTCTCGATGCTCCAGAGCCTCTCGATGGAATGACACAACGCTGGGTAAGACAAAGCATACGCGGTGCGGCAGACCCGAAAAACTTGAACAGAAGTTGGCGAGACGGATGGCGACCACGCTCTCCTGAATCGCTGACTGAAGAGTGGCGAGTTTATGCCAACTTTGCGGACAAGAATGAGGGAATGATTGTGGTGGATGATCTCATCTTGATGGAGATCGACTCTCGTGTTCTTGCACAGCGTAAACGGGCAATTGAGCGTACTACACGCCAACAAATGTCTTCAGTTGAACATGACCTTGAGTCTTCTCAGATAGCTGGACATCCTATCTTTAAGGAGAATAAATCGACTGTATCTATGCCAAGCACGAGAGTGCAACCGGCGCAGGTGGCAGACGATGAATGAGGTAATGTTCAATGTCCAATGTAGACGCACCTAACGGCTTTACGCCGTCTTACCACCTTCATGGTGGAACCGTGCGATATAATGGCGGCTACACAATTGCTTCGGCTCTCGCTTCCGACATCTTCCTTGGCGACACGGTTATTGAAACCGCGACTGGTCAGGGAACCGACATCGACGTAGGTATAGTTGGAGGTGCCAACCTTGGCATCTTCGCTGGTTGTTCATACGTTGATGCGAATGGTGACGTGAGGTGGGCTAAGCAATGGATTTCAGGAACAGCAACGCTTGGTGGTGTTGCGGCTGAAGCCTTCGTGTACACCGATCCAAATATCGTTTATACCGTGCAGTGTAATGCTGCCGTTCTTGTTGCTGAGATCAATCAGTTCATGGACATTGTTGCTGGTGCGGGTAATACCGCAACTGGTGTCAGTGGTTTTGAACTTGATCAGTCCACAGCAACTGCCGCCATCGCGCAGTTTCGCGTTATCAGGTTTGCCCCAGCACCGACAGGAATTGAGTTAAGTGATCTTACTTCAACTTTTCCGCGTGTCGAATGCCAGATGGGTGAGTCACCTGAAATCGCGCCTGTAATCTAACCCAAAGGGAGAATGAATCATGGCTATAATGAATCGCGCTCGCTTTAGGAAGCAGCTACAGGAAGGTCTAAACACCGTGTTCGGTCTGGAATTCAGACGTTACGAACAGGAGTGGCGACCAATCTACGCAGTAGAGAACTCCGTCAAAGCATATGAGGAAGATGTGTTGCTGGCTGGTCTGGCAGGTGCGCCTGTTAAACCAGAAGGCGCTCCGGTCGCTTACGATCAGGGCGGCGAAGCATTCACGTCTCGTTACGTGCATGAGACAATTGCTCTGGCATTCAGTCTGACTGAAGAAGCAGAGGAAGATAATCTCTACGGCTCAATCGGTAACAAGTACAGCAAAGCGCTTGCTCGTTCGATGCAACACACCAAAGAAGTTAAAGGTGCCGCAACGATCAACAACGGTTTCGACTCTGCCTTCCCCGGTGGTGACGGAGTTGAGTTGTTCAGTTTGCTTCACCCGCTCTTCGGTGGTGGGGTGCAAGCGAACACGTTCTCGACGCAGGCTGATTTCTCTGAGACTTCCCTTGAGGAAGCGCTCATTGCGATCAGTAAGTTCGTGGACGAACGCAACATCCCAATCGCTGTACGTGCGACCAAGCTGATCATCCCACCTGACCTCATGTTCGTTGCAGAACGAATCTTGACCAGTCCGTACCGTCCCGGTACTGCTGACAACGATCCAAACGCTCACAAGCGAATGGGCATGGTTCCGGGCGGCGCACATCAGAATCACCGTCTCACTGATTCAAACCAGTGGACGCTGATCACTGATTGCCCTGATGGTCTGAAGCACCTCATCAGAAAGAACATCCAACGTGGACTCGAAGGCGACTTTGAAACCGGCAACATGCGGTACAAAGCTCGTGAGCGATATTCGTTTGGTTGGTCTGACTACCGTGGTGCATTCGGCAGCTCTGGTAACACCTAAGCGAACTGAGTAGTGCCGGGAAAGGTATGCGGACGTTGCGACAGATCGGCGCGACTGAAGTTAGAGCCACCCGGCACCACTCTTAATTTTCAACCCTGATGACTACGAAAGTAGACTGGAGACAGACAGATGGGTACTCGAAGCACAGTAAAAGGTTTCTGGCGACAAGGCGGAAACTCAGGTTCAAACATATCAACCCCAGCGGTAGTACCGTCGGTGCTAATGGCAAGGGGGCTTGATGCAACAGCAGACGCAGGAACATTGACTGGTAAGTTTTTGCCGGTTGGTGCGATTCCGCTTTCAGTAGCGGTCACTGTAACGGCTGCTATTTCTGGCGGCACGTCGCCTATTCTGGATATTGGGCTTGAGCTTGGCACACCAGATGATGACGGTCTTGCTGACGGACTTGACTATGAAGCAGATACGCTTACACAGGTAGCTGACACACTGGTTGGTGTGTTGATTGGTCAGGTTCTGACTGAAGAAGCCGAACTCACTTATGGCGATGATGGTGTTGGCACAAATAACACCGCTGGCGAGATTGACATCTTCGTCTACTACGTCATGACGGATGACGGCAGCTTTGCCAATTAAGGGGGTGACCTGTGGGACACTCTCGAAGACGGCCCATTACAGGGCGAACGCCGACTAACAGCGTTGAAGCGACGTACATCATCGTTGAGATGACTGAACGTCCGACAACGGTTCAGTGTATTGCTAATGGCACCGTGACCTTTACGGTTGACAGTACGATTCAGAACATTTTTTACAGCACGGCAGCGATTGCCGCGAAAAATTTGGACACGAATCGTTATGTTGACCCTGCAAGTGCTGCATGGGCAGTAGTAGAGACAACCGGCAGTGTTGATACGCTAAGCAATATCGACACTCCGGTATTTGCTTTTCGCATTAACCAAACGGCAGGTACTGGTTCGGTTTCATACACTATCTTGCAGGCATAAATCATGGCGACATCAGGGACGTATATTTTTAATCCCGATCTTGCCGAGATAGTTGATGAAGCGTTCGAGCGGTGCAGGGTTGATCCGGCGAAGATAGTTGCTCGCCATATTCTCTCTGCTCGCCGCTCGATGCGCTACATGCTGGCTGACTGGGCAACGGACGATTACCACGACTTCCGCATCGTGCAGGAGTCGTTCACTGTCGTGCAAGATCAAGCGACGTACATAGGTGGTGTTGACTTCGACATCACCGATATTCGTCTGGTCGATATACTCAATGTTGTACTGACTCGCTCAGGCGTTGACACGCCAGTTGAGAT